TCTGTTTTATTTTGTTATTTTGAGAAACTGAAAATGCTCAAAGAATCGGTCGTTCGCACGGACGGTAAAGGAAGTAGCCTTCGTTCGTTTTTGAGTCGAATAAGGGCCACGTCTTTTGGTCAGTGACGGGATTGCGATAATGATAGCATGTCAGATATTGTTTTATCTCTTTCACACTTGGAAAGTGCGAGAGATCGTAATGTGGTACCACTGAATCAGGCGAGTTGCCGAAGACAAGTGAGAGTCCAGCACGATTGGGTTCGTATCCTTGGGCTTTGTAGTATTCGTAGACGTCTTGAAGGACGAGCAGAACACGTTTGTGGTTGCCGCAGGATGCGTAGGCGAAACCAATGGCTTGAGCCATTGTGATTTCTGGGCTTGGATTTCTTGCTTTAGTGTGGTAAAATTGAGCCAACATGACGATTTCGTCGCGAAAGGGCATTCCGTGTTTGTGACGGTAAGAAAGTACCTCACAACCGTTGAGTTGGTTGTTGAGTTCTGACTTTTCGAGAGAGATGACTGCTTTGAAGTAGTAGTCAGCCAATTCCTGAAGCCGATTCAAAAAAGAATCATGAGCGTTGGGAGGGATCAGAATTTCAAGGCGGACGATAGAGTCGTCACCTTGTACTTTTATAATGCATTTCTTTGGGTCAATGCCTATAGCAGAGAGAAGAGTAGCAAGCATAGTGTAGTTATACCAAGAGTCAAGTAGCTGTGTGATAAACAGACCAGAGGGTATTCCAGCAAAGTTGCGCTTATACATTCGACCATCGGGTAAGACGATCAGACTGTTGAATAGGTTGTCGAGCAACCACATCCAAAGACGTTGAAGTTTAAGTGCTTTAGCATGGGACCAGTCGTTTGACGTGTCAGCGTAGAGCTTGTTTGGTAAGTAACCGTGTTCAAAGTCGAGGAAAGTGCGAACTCCATCCATGATTTTGCGAATCAGTGAGAAGTAGGCGCGCTTGTCGAAGCGTTTCCAGTCGAGGGTCAAGAAAGACGCGAGAACATAGCTGTGGAAGAGTGCTGCGTTGAGACGTAGCCATCCGCCGGTAAAGGTTTCGAAGCCCCAGAGCATGGGGAGAACACCTGGGTTCAGCTTTATGTACGCGATGTATTCCCAGAAGAACATAGTGTCACCGATAACTGGTGGCTTGGGATAGCCCCAGATGGTGCGCATCTTGTTGGGATCATCTTTCTTTACGATAGCTGTTTTTGTGTGAAGCAGCATCGGAAATATGAAGCGGTTGTTGACATAATAATCGTTTGGGTCCAGGCCAGCAAGGTCGGTAAAGCCGGATTTGATGATGTGAAACCATCTGCGGGTCCAAGCAAATATTGTGTGTTTCATGGGTCCAAATTTAGCTGGGACGACGTCGTCCATAAAGGCGTTGTCGTGTACACGGCTGCCGTAGCGGCGGTGCCAGTCTACTGAGATGTAGCTGTACAGCGTTTGGAGTTTTTCGAAGATCATTCGAAACGTGGGCCTGTTGTCGAGAAAGTATTTGTCAGTCGAGAAGGGAGCTTCTGCGTTGACTTGCCATTTGTAAGGGTAATGGTGCTCGACATCGTTGAGATGTGCAGGCATGCAAGGCTGAGGAGGGCGAAAGGCTTCTAGCATAGCTTGAAGGCCGTATTCGGTGTGCTCATCGTAAGGGATTTCGTGTGGTTCGACATCGTTAGCGAAAAAGTCGTTGAGTATGGCTTCTTCTGTAATGTCAGATCGACGCATTTGTTGAGTGATTAGATTGATTTCGGTAGGATAAAGGTATCTAGCGAAAGCGTGATCTAAAGTGCGTTTGTGATTTTCCACGTTGAATTCATTCACACGGACAGAGTGAGGAGGACGGTGGTAGGTACCGACGTACTCGAGGTTGGTTGGTCCGGAGAAAAAGGAGAGAGCGCGGTTGAAAGCGTTGCAAAGGTAATCCATGAGGTAGGGTAAGTAAGATTTGTTAACGGAGCGAAAGAATTCGTTTAATATCTGTAGCGAAGACTTGGTTGAATTTCGTCG